TGTATTAATTGATGGTGCTATGTTCTACATGCTGATGTTCAGATCTAATGAACAAGGTGCAGCAGTGTACAAAGAAAAGTTTGATACTGGTATTAGAGCGATGCGAAGACTGTTGCTAGATGAGCCTCTGTACATGAGTTCTACAGCATCTATTAGCCCCTCATTCCATCCTAGAGTGTTTTAATGGCAGATAGAATTAATGGCTTTAAAGTAACTTCTATTGGTGGCATGAACACCAACAGGGACGTATTGTCTCAAGGTGAAGAAAGCCCCGGTTCTGCTACACAGCTTATTAATTATGAGCCTTCTATTAATGGTGGTTACAGACGCATCAGTGGGTTTGCTAATAACTATGGAACAGTTACAGGCACTGGTTCTGTCTTAGGCGTATTAGTAGCAGAAGATTTAAACAATAGTATTTTTGCTTGTCGTAAACCCTCTGCTGGTACAAACTACTTTTATCGGTGGGTAGCATCCTCATCCACTTGGACTGCTATTACTACTCCCGGTACAGTGACGATGGTAGGGGTTAAGAAGGTTAGGTTTACTAAGTATAATTGGAGTGCTCCTAAATTTGTTTTAACTGATGGTATTAATCCAGCAGCCGTGTATGATGGAACAACATATACACAGATTACGCATTCCAATGCACCAAATAGTCCTAAGTATTCAGCAGCATTTAAGAATCATATATTCTTAGCTGGTGATCCTACAGATCCTTACAACTTATATGTTTCTTCTCCATTAGCTGAGACAGACTTTAATCCAGCTAATGGTGCTGCTGTTATTAATGTAGGCTTTGAAATTGTTCAGATTAAACAATTTAGAGATACGTTATACATCTTCGGTAAGAATGCTATTAAAAGTTTGGTAGGTACAAACATAGCTGACTTTGTTGTGGGCGAGGTGACAACAAACTTAGGTTGTGTTGTGCCAGATAGTGTGATAGAACTGGGTGGTAATCTATTGTTCTTAGGACCAGATGGTTTTAGACCTGTGTCAGGAACAAATAAGATTGGTGACGTTGAACTTGAGACAATCTCTAAACAGATTCAGTTTACCATTACATCAATCTTACAAGAACTTAATGCTGGCTCTATTGATCCAGAATCTTTGAGTTCAGTGGTGTTGCGTAAGAAGTCTCAATTTAGAATGTTTATTCCTAGTGAAGGAACATTTGGATTGTTGGGTGGTTTGCGTGAAAGAGAGGGTGGTATTTCTTTCGAGTATAGTCAATTGTTTGGCTTTCCAGCTACCTGCGCTTCTAGTGGTTATATTGGTATTGATGAAGTAATTATTCATGGTGATGCTACTGGTAAAGTACACAGACAAGAAACAGGAACTTCTTTTGCCTCTACTGAAATATTGAGTGTCTATCAAACTCCTTTTTATTATTTTCAAGATCCTACCATTAGAAAGAACTTCTATAACATTTCTACTTTCTTGAGAAGTGAAGGCTCTTCCAGTATTGTTATGGGTGCTTCCTATGACTTTGATGATTCAGTTGGTGTGTTCAATCCTGCTAACTATAACCTTCCTGTTGTTGGAACTGCTGCTTATTACAATGAAGCCATCTATGATGCCACAGCCATTTATGATGGCAACCCATCACCAGTGAAGAAGACAAACATTGAAGGCTCTGGATTTTCCATTGCTTTCAAATATGTGACTAATGATACTAATGCTAGTCATACGATTCAAGGGCTTGTCTTGAATTATTCAATCAATGACAGACGCTAAGGAGAACTACCTTGACAGGTTATGTAAGACAATCTGCTGCTGACATCGTCCCAACGGGCGTAGTTCGTGCTGCACCAATTAATAATGAGCTTAATGCTCTTCGTGATGCCTTTGCTACTGCTGCTGGTCATAGACATGATGGCACTGCTGCTGAGGGTCATCCTGTTCCTGTCATTGGTGACGCTGACTTATTAAATAAAATTGCTACTGATACAGCTAACAATCGTCATGGTGTATTTGTTGAAGTGGCTGCTGCTGCTGTTGAGCAGGTTCGATTTCAAGATGGTGCTATTGTTCCAGTAACAGACAATGATGTTGACCTTGGTACAAGCTCTTTAGAATTCAAAGACTTACACATTGATGGTACAGCTAACATTGACAGCTTAGTTGCTGACACTGCTGACATTAATGGTGGTACAGTGGACAACGCTGTTATTGGTGCAACAACTCCTGCTGCTGCAAACTTCACCACTGCTAGTGCTTCTGGTCAAATTACTTCTACAGTGTCTACAGGCACTGCTCCTCTTGTTGTAGCTTCTACAACCAAGGTAACCAATCTTAATGCAGATCAGCTTGATGGTGCTGACTGGGCTGCTCCTGCTGCTATTGGATCTACAACACCTGCTGCTGGTACATTCACTGCACTTACAGCTAATACATCTTTGGTAGCTGCCACTGCTGATATCAATGCAGGTACTATTGATGGTGCTGTTATTGGTGGGTCTTCTGCACAAGCAATCACAGGTACTACAGTTACAGCCACTACAGGATTTGTTGGTGGATTAACTGGAGCAGTGACAGGTAATGTTACAGGTGATCTTACTGGTGCAGTGACAGGCAATGTCACAGGTAATTTAACTGGTAATGTGACAGCCTCTACAGGTACATCTTCTTTCAATGATGTCACCATCAATGGTGGATTGAACATGAATGCTGGCACTGCTGCCACCATTACCAATCTTACCAGCCCTACAAATTCTGGTGATGCTGCTACTAAAGGATATGTTGATACATCTATCAGCAACTTAGTCGCTTCTGCTCCCGGTACATTAGACACACTTAATGAACTTGCTGCAGCTCTTGGTAATGATGCTTCATTCTCAACTACTGTAACTAACTCTATTGCAGCTAAACTTCCCTTGGCTGGTGGCACTATGAGTGGTGCTATTGCAATGGGTACATCTAAGATTACAGGTCTTGGTGATCCAACAGCAAACCAAGACGCAGCAACTAAAGCTTATGTAGACACTGCTGATGCATTGAAGCTGTCCTTATCAGGGGGCACAATGTCTGGTGCTATTGCGATGGGCACAGCTAAGATTACAGGCTTAGGTACTCCAACAAATAATGCTGATGCCACTACTAAATTGTATGTTGATGGTATCTTAGGTAGTGCTACTGCTGCTGCAACATCTGCTGCTGCTGCAGCTACCTCTGCTTCTAATGCTGCTACCAGTGAAGGCAATGCAGCTACATCAGCAAGCACAGCTTCTACAGCAGCTACCAATGCTGCTAATAGTTATGATGCTTTTGATGATAGATATTTAGGTAGTAAAACCGCTGCTCCATCCGTGGACAATGATGGCAATGCTTTACTAACAGGTGCTCTGTATTGGAACTCTGTTGGTAATGTGATGTATGTATACACAGGTTCTTCTTGGGTTGCTGCTGGCTCTGCTGTCAATGGCACTTCAGAGAGATCTGTATATACAGCAACATCTGGACAGACAACATTCTCTGCAACATATGATGTTGGTTATGTTGATGTTTACTTGAATGGTTCTAAGCTAGTAGCTACATCAGACTTCACAGCTAATGATGGGGTCACTGTTGTTCTAGCTACAGGAGCTACCACTGGTGATGTCATTGACATTGTTGCTTATGCTGCTTTTGAGCTTGCTAATGTTTATACACAAACACAATCAGATGCTAGATTTTTAAGAGTTTCTAATAACTTATCAGATGTTACAGCAGCAACAGCCCGTACTAATTTGGGGTTAGTTATTGGTACAAATGTTCAGGCGTGGGATGCTGACCTAGATACATGGGCAACTAAGACAGCTCCATCAGGAACTGTTGTAGGCACAACAGATAGTCAAACACTTACAAACAAGACGCTGACAGCACCAATAATCTCAAGCATTAGCAATACTGGTACATTGACGCTACCAACAAGCACAGACACATTAGTTGGCAGAGCAACAACAGACACGTTCACAAACAAGACCCTGACAAACCCAACAGTAACTAACTATGTAGAGACTCCATTTACAGCTAATAGTTCTACTGCTATTACTATTGATTTAGCCAACGGCACAGTCCAAATCATTACCCTGACAGGCAATGCCACCATCACAATGCCAACGGCAACAAGTGGTAAGTCTTTCATCATGTTCTTGAAGCAAGATGGAACAGGCTCACGCACAGTGACTTGGTCAACAGTTAAATGGCCCGGTGGTACAAACCCAACAATCACAGCGACTGCAAGCAGACAAGATATTTATTCTTTCTTTGCTGATGGCACAAACTGGTATGGTGTCAATGTTGGTCAGAA